GCATTCAAACAGGAATGCGTATTGGTGAAATAAGGAGCATAAACGAACGCACATTAATTATTGATGCAACTGGCGGTTATTCAGTCTACTTAGCTGACACCAAGAACGGCGACAGCCGCACAGTGCCAATCAATGATAAAGCCCTAAGAGCAATCAGGAAACTAGGAACTGATGTCTCTAAGAACTGGAACAGTAAGCTGTTTTATCGTGGATGGAAGCACATGCGGAGAGCCTGTTTAAATAATGACGTGCGTTACACCTTCCATACGACAAGACATACTTGTGCAACAACGCTGGCTAACAGTGGGGCTTACAATACGGACATCATCGGAAAGTTTTTAGGGCATCGAGACCTAAACACGACCCGAAAATACATAAAGACAGCACCAGAGACCTTGAGGTCTATGGCAGAGCTAATGAGAGGAGAGCAAAGCAAACCTATTGCAGAACCACAAGCCAAGCAAAAAGACTTGTTTGGACTGGAAATATAAGAAAAGGGAAGTAATTAAAATGAAAGATAAAACAACAAAAGCAAGCCTTACTAACGGCGGCCACGGAAAACCAGTAACAAGTTGGTGTAATCCTTATCGTGGAAGCCCAGTTTCAGAAGCATACAACGAGACCATGAAGCAAGATGGTAGATTAAAGTGGCAAGAGAAATATAAACAGGCAGACAACGTCACTGAGCAAGCACCAGAGTACAACCAGTTAAAGCAAGTCTTGGACAAGGTTGCAGAAGGACTTACAAAAGACATCGAGGAAGCTAGAAGAGGCAAAGGGCGCCGCCCGACGTGGCTTAACGACCTTATGCACCTAGACCCAAGACAGCTGGCCTTAATAGGTTTACAGACTTGTTATAATGCAGTTTTAAAAGACACTACAATGAATGCAGTCACTCAGGAAATAGGAAGCCTGATTGATCGTGAGTGTTTAGCACTTGAGCTATTGCACAGCGAGGATGAGGAAGCCAACAAGAACAACGCTAGAATTGTTAAGATGGTCTCTGAAACTCATACTTCAGCACATGTTAGACTGAAGGCACTCAGGAACATAGCAACCAAGAATGGCACCAAATCTGTATACTTCGGCATCTCTGAAACTAAAGCTGACAGGAAGATGCACAAGAAAAGACGCACAGCAAACTCTGCACCAGTTCTTTCGGCTATCTTTCAGTATTGTAATGTCTTCCAAAAGGACACCCAATATACAACACCAAAGAACAGCATTACTCGCCTTGCGTTTACTGATGAAGCCCAGCGCGAAATTGAGAATAGCAAAGAATATTTACAATGGTCACAGCCACTCCTAAAGCCCATTCCTATGGACACTCCAAACCCGTGGATAGGGTTCCACACAGGAGCCTACAAGGACTGGAGATTAGCTGAGTGCGTGAAGTTGGTTCGAGGGGCTTCAGTGAAGCAAATTGAGGCCATAGAGCACAGTTTTAAGGGTGAAACCCCAGAGCACTTTAGAGCCCTAAATGCACTCCAAGAAACGAGGCTTTGTATCAACGAAGAGATGTTGGAAGTAGTTGAGTGGTGCTGGGAGACACGTCAGTCATTCGGGAAGTTCCCAAAGCGAGATACACCTGAGTTTCCGAGGCTACCTAAAGATCACATGACAATGGATCAGGAGCTAAAGAAAGCAATCAAAGAAGACCAGCGTGAATGGAGAAATACGGAGAGGCGTGTCAAAGGTGCTGAAGCAGTCATGAAGCAAGATTTGCAGATTGCTAATGAACTGGCAGTACACGACTGGTTCACGATCCCTTGGGCTTGTGACTTCCGTGGTCGCTTCAACATGGTTCCGTCTTTCAATTACCACAGGGACGATCACATCAAGTCACTCTTTCAGTTTCAGAGGGGACGTGTAGTCGATGGTCAGAACATTCGTTGGCTCAAGATACATATTGCCAACTGTAGTGGCTTTGAGAAGATCGACAAAGCACCTCTTGAAGATCGTGTGGCTTGGTTTGATAAAAATGAGGGTGTGCTGTTGGACATGGCTAAAGACTATAAGAACAGTTTGGGTCAATGGTCTGGTGCGGACAAGCCTTTTCAAATGTTAGCGGCTATCTTCGAATATTCCAGATACCTTGAGGAACGTGAAGACTTTGTTGGATTTATACCAATTTCACTTGATGGGACTAATAGTGGCGTCCAGCATTACAGTCTTTTGACACGTAGTGAGGAAGGGGCTTTGGTAAACCTAGTCCCACAAGACACAATGGCAGACCTTTATCAAACAGTTGCCGACAAGGTCACAGAGAGACTAGAGGTCGATTTAGATGATCCCAGTGCCTTTGGTAAAAATGAGATTACTAAGGCAGAACTGGCGCGTATCTGGCTAGACTATGGTATCACCAGAGGAAATCAGAAGAGGGCTTGTATGACCTATCCGTATTCATCGGTTGTCGCTGGTATGGCTGGACAATATATGGAAGACGTGATGAAGCCTTTGCAACGATCTGTGTCTTATGGTGAGCTAGAGAAACATCCAATTGCTAGGACTAACAAGGAGCGAAAAGTTGCGGCTAGATACCTTGCTGGTCACAGCTACGACAGCATTGTGGAAACTCTGCCAAAGGCCGCTGAAGCAATGAAGTGGATACAGTCGTGTACCAATGTTCTCAGCAAGCAGAACAAGCTGGTCAACTGGACTTCGCCAAGTGGCTTTAGGGTCTTCCATAACTATCTGAAGCGAGACCGGGTAGAGACCAAGATATTCTTGTTTGATACAGCGGTGGGCGAGAGGACTAGGTCTAAAGTTTCTCTATCGATGGACACAGGTAAAGTGGATGTCAGGAAGAATACAGCCAGCGTAGCGGCTAATCTGATACACTCTTTAGATGCCTCTGGCATGGCAAAGACAATAGTAAAACTTTTAGATGCAGGGGTGACTGAAGACTTCTTTATGATCCACGACAGCTTTGCAATATCAGGAGATGTGGACGACCTCTACTATGGGGTGCGTGAAGCCCACATTGAGATGTATGAGGCTGAAAACCTGTTGCTCAAGTGGCAAGAAGAACTCAGGCAACAGCTGGATCATCCGTTTGACTTTGAGAAGGCTAATGTAGACCCAATTCCACAAATGGGGAACCTTAACCTACTGCTGATTATGGAAAGCCAGTTTTGCTTCAGTTAATACTTATGTCACCCTTCAGAAGCCCCTAGAGTCCACCTCCTCCTCCTAAGACTCTAGGGACTTCTCCTCCCAAACATAAAAGGCCATCTCTAGTCATCTAGGGGTGGCCTTTTTAACTTTAGAAAGACAAAAGCATGGCTAAAAAACAAAAGATAAACTTCCAGACACCAACTGGCGTGGCTAAGTATCCGCACCTATTGAAACCTGACACAGCCTTCGACAGTGAAGGTAAGTATAAGTCAGAACTGTTGCTGTCTCCAGAAGACGCAAAGCCCTTGATTAAAATCATTGAGGATGCGGCAAAAGAAGAACATGGGAAGGCTAACTATAGAGTTCCTTATCAAGTAGAAGAAGAGACTGGGGAAGTAGCATTCAAACTACAGTCCAAATATATGCCTGAGTTCTATGACACAGCTGGTCAAAAAGTCCCGACAAACGCTTTACCACAAATTGGTGGTGGTAGTCGTTTAAGACTGAAAGGCTTCTTAAATGTCTACAAGGTCAGCGGTCAGGCTGGAGTGGCAATAACACTTCAAGCTGTCCAAATTGTTGAGGCTGTCCAAGGAATGAATGGAACAGGCTTTGGTGCAATCGAGGAAGGTGGGTTCACTGTGGACACATCAGCAATGGATGCACCATTCGCACCAACAGGAAACGCAGACAACTTTGACTTCTAACCATAGATACCGAGGTATCAAAGAAGGCTACAGGTCAGGTCTTGAGGTTGGGGTAGCAGAAGAACTCAGGAGATTAGGTATTCCATTTACCTACGAAACTGAGAGATTGTCTTACCTAATCCCAGCGCGGACTGCCAAGTACACCCCAGACTTTATTCTCCCAAAAGCTGGTGGTGTATGGTTCTTAGAAACCAAAGGACGCTGGGTTACAGCTGATCGACAGAAACATGTGTTGATTAAGAAGCAACTGCCAGACCTTGACCTACGTTTTCTTTTCCAGAATGCAAACGCAAAGTTGTATAAGGGGTCAAAGACTTCTTATGCAGACTTTTGCATCAAGAATGGGTTCGCATGGGCACACAAGCGGATACCAGATGAGTGGATTGATGAATGCCATAAAGGCATGTCTGAAGCCAAATAAAGAGAGCAGAGGGCGGTCTTAGGATCGCCCTTTTTTACTTTAAGGGAAGCAACAAATGAATGAACAAGAAGAGAGCACTTTTGTGTCTCACGAACAATGCGATGCCTGTGGGTCATCGGATGCAAACAGCCTTTACAGCGATGGACATATGTTCTGCTTTAGCTGTCTAAAACACACCCCAGCTGAAGGTGAAATAGCACCTGTTGAAAAGACAAATGCAGCTAACTCTTTTTTGAACGGCGATTACATGGAATTAAGGTCACGAAAGTTGACTGAAGCTACATGCCGTAAGTTTGGTTACTTTGTGACTAAAGACAGCAAAGGTGAGCCAATACAGGTAGCAACCTTCAAGGATGCCAAGGGTAAGACAACAGGCCAGAAGATACGCACTAGAGACAAGCAGTTTCCTACCATTGGAAAGATCACTGGTCTCTTTGGTATGCACCTTTGGTCAGCTGGTAAGAAGCTGGTGATTACAGAAGGTGAGATAGACGCCATGAGCGTCAGTCAAGTGCAACAGCATAAATTCGCTACAATATCCGTTAGGAATGGCAGTGCTGGAGCTAAGAAGAACTTGTTGGAGAACATAGATTACCTCAACAACTTTAAAGAGATAATCTTAATGTTTGATCAGGATGAAGCTGGACGTAAGGCCGCCATTGAGTGTGCTGAAGTCTTGCCCATTGGTAAAGTTAAGATTGCTGTCTTGCCACACAAGGATGCTAATGAGTGTCTTGTGGAAGGTGAGGCTGGAGCGATCATCAATGCCATACATCAGGCGGCTGACTACAGACCTGATGGCATAGTTCAGATGTCTGACATGAGAGAGACTGTAGCAACTCCAGACGCTGAGAGCCCAATGAAGTACCCATACCCAAGGGTAAACAACATGCTCAAAGGTATACGTCAGGGAATTGTGACTATAGTGGCTGGAAGTGGCACAGGTAAGTCTACATTAATCCGTGAGATTGCTTACAACTTACACATGACAGGAACACGGGTTGGCATGTTGATGCTAGAAGAAAGCACTAAGAGGACAGCCCAAGGTCTCGTAGGTCTCCATATCAATAGAAACATTGTGATTGATGAGGATGCGGCAACACCAGAGGAGATAAAGACTGGCTTTGACGACTTGCTGTCTCATGGTCAAATCTACCTCTTTGATCACTTTGGGTCATTTGACATAGACACCATTTGTAATCGCATCAGGTACATGAAGCATGGGCTTGGGTGTGATGTCGTCTTCTTAGACCACATTAGTATTCTCGTTAGTTCGTATGCTGGTGCAAGCGACAACGAGAGGGTGCTCATAGATCACATCATGCACACTCTGACAGTCTTATGTACTGAGTTGGACTTAGCGTTGATCCTTGTGTCACACTTAAAGAGACCAAACTCCGAAAGAGGACACGAAGGTGGCGACAGGGCACAGCTGTCACAGCTCAGAGGAAGCCACAGCCTAGCACAGCTGGCGACTGCTTGTATTGCTATGAACGTGGACAGCGAAGACCCAACATCAGGCAAGCGAGAACTTGTCGTATTAAAGAATAGGCATACAGGATTTGTAGGCCAAGCGGATGAACTTCAGTACAACCGCGAAACAGGCAGACTTACTGCCACAGATAGTAACTTCGGTTTCTAAAAACTCCCCCAACTTAAAACATTAGTAAAGCAAAGGAACACGTATGCGTGGTTTATCAAGCACGTCCAGAGAGGCGTATGCAAACACAGATTTAACAAAGAATACTAGGATGGTCTTTGATGTCATCCAATCGGCTGGAGACAAAGGTTGCATCAGTGCACAGGTACAGCTGGCACTCAAGCACATGCCGTATGGCTCAATCACCAACCACTTTAAATGGCTGAAAGACGCTGGGCTTATTGAAGTCATAGGGAAGCGCAAGAGTCCGTATGGACGCAATCAGCAAATCTTCAAAGCAACAAGACAACTCAATGCACAAGGGGAGCTATTCAGATGAACACTACAGGCATCCATGAATACACTATGAATGAATATCAAGCAGATGCGGCGTCAACAATGATCTACAAATGGAAGGTCATCTATCCAGCTTTAGGTCTGGCAAATGAAGCTGGTGAAGTCCTTGGTAAAATCAAGAAACTCATCAGAGACATGGACATTACTTTTGATGGTATTGATACAATCCCAGCGCAAAAGAAAGCTGAGATATGCGACGAGTTAGGAGATGTGCTTTGGTACATCGCGGCTTTATCTAAGGACTTAGGCATTACCATGAATGAGGTAGCCGCCATGAACCATGAGAAGCTACAGTCTCGAAAGAAACGTGGCGTTATCAAGGGCTCTGGTGACAAGCGATGAGTCGGTGGGGCTTTGATTTAGAGAGCAACGGCCTCTTAGATACCATCCATACTATCTGGTGCATTGTCTGCCGTGAGGTGGACACTGGCGAGGTACGCACGTTTAACCCAGACCAGATCGAAGACGCACTTGAGCTACTAGCAAATGCTGATGAGATCATAGGTCACAATATAATAGACTACGACATCCCAGCGATACAGATTGTATATCCAGAGTGGACAACCAAGGCCAAGGTAACTGACACTTTAGTTCTCTCTCGCCTTATACATGGAGACCTCTTCAATGAGGATGCTGAACGCAACTTCAGTGTTGCTAAGTTTCCAAAGAAACTCTGGGGAAGCCACAGCTTAAAGGCTTGGGGTCTTCGCCTTGGTGACTTCAAGGATGACTACGATGGTGGGTGGGAAGCCTACAATGAAGAGATGATGTCATACTGTGTCCAAGATACCCAAGTGACTGACACTCTTTACAAGAAGTTGATGAAGACTGAGCCAACTCAGAAGTCTATCGACCTTGAGCATCGCATGGCATCCATCTGCCGTGAGATCGGTAGTAATGGCTGGACATTCGATGAGAAGAAAGCTGGTGAACTCTATGCTGAACTTGCACAGAAACGCCATGTCATCGAGGAAGACTTAAAGGAACTGTTTCCACCTTGGGAAGTTACTGAGGACTTCTATCCTAAAGTCAACAACAAGACCCGTGGGTATGTGAAGGGTGAGCTGTTTGTTAAGTCTAAGACAGTCTACTTTAACCCAGCGTCTAGGGTGCACATACAGAAGTGTCTGGTGGACAAGTACAAGTGGAAGCCAAAAGAGTTTACGCCTAATGGTCAAGCTAAGATTGACGAAACCATCTTGGCTAGTCTTCCGTATCCAGAGGCTAAGAGGCTTGCTGAGTTCTTCTTAATACAGAAGAGGATTGGCATGTTGGCTGAAGGTGCTGGGGCATGGCTAAAGAAGGTAAGTCCTGATGGTAAACTAAGACACAGGCTCAACAGTAACAACTGTGTCTCTGGACGTGCTACAGCCACATCTCCAAACCTACAGCAAGTCCCAAGTTCTGGCTCACCTTATGGCAAAGAGTGCCGTGAGTTGTTCACAGCACCAAGGGGATGGGTAATCTGCGGAACGGATCTTTCGGGCATCGAGTTGCGCCTACTTTCTTCCTACCTTCACCCTTATGATGGCGGCGAGTATTCAAAGCAGATACTTGAGGGCGACATCCATACCTACAACCAACATGCGGCTGGTTTAGCTACTAGAAACCTAGCAAAAACATGGGTTTACGCCACACTTTATGGTGGGGGCGATAGGCTGATAGGTGCAATCGCTGGTGGCGGTGCAAAGAAGGGTAAACAACTAAAGGACAACTACGACAAGGCTGTCCCAGCGTTTGCTACCTTAAAGAGAAACCTAAAGACAGCGGCTTCGAGAGGTCACATCAAGGCACTCGATGGGCGCAAACTAAGGGTCAGGTCGGAGCACCGATGCCTCTCACAGCTACTACAGTCAGCTGGGGCAATCGTAGCAAAACAGTGGGTGATGATGACCTACGACAAAATCAAAGAAAAGTATGGCGACGATGCGTACATCATGGGCTGGATTCATGATGAAATTCAAGTCGCCTGTAAGACAAAGGAGATAGCCGAAGATGTCGGAAATATCGCTGGAGCAATGGCACAAGAAGCTGGCGTTGCTCTCGGACTTAACATTGCCACTGAAGCAGAATATTCCGTGGGCAGAACTTGGGCTGACACGCACTGAGAAGAACGATTACTTAGAGAACTTATTGCTTCTCTTTATAGTTATTGACCGTGCGT